CTCAAAATAACGCTCATACGGTTCAAGGCTTGATCCAGCAGAAATAACATCGACCTTTACCTCGTTTGGCAGGTTATTGACGTTTGAAAGCCCTGTGATAATGTAATCACGTCCGTTAATCTCTTTGAATTGCTCAATGTCGCCACCGCGCCAGCCGCTGGTAAAGATTGTTGGTGTAATGCTTGATAAGGCTTCTTTATACATTGCGCTGACACGATAGCGAGAGTATGCAATATCGCACAATGGCGAGATCATGCCAGTCTGTACTGGCAGTCCTGAAATAATCGGCTCATCACTTACGAATTGAATTGGCAACCATTGTAAGTTTTTGCCGTTTACTGTGATATAAGACTTCTCGCTTCGATCAATACCAGTGCTAGTTTCAATAATGACTTGCTGATAATATCCGACATCATCAATGCCAAGAATCAAGTCACGGGTAACGGTTTGATGAATCATCGACATTTCTGAAAATTCGCTTAATTGCTCACGCAAGCATAGAAACACGCATTGCATTGCGCCATTACGCCGCTCAAAATGCCAGTTGATTATTGATTCTCGATCATACTGTTTAATAGTTGCGCGTGGCTTTAATCGCTGAATATCTAGCAAACTCAACTCGCTTCCATCGTACCCAGTTAACCCTTGATAGTCAGCAACCAACAAATGAAACTTTACCTGCATAATGTTTGAAGCGGCATCTTGAATGATTTGATTAAGTTTTAATCCGTCCCCATCGGCATTGTCAAGCAAGTATTGCAGGCGATCAGGCAATTCAATAACGGTACGCTCGCAATCTAACTTGCCAACATAACTGACAAGCGACTGATTCGAGAACCCCTCAAATTCAGCCCCTAACAAATATCTGTTATAACGCGCCTTGGCTTGCTCGCTTGTGGTATCAGATAGTGTTGGATATGGCAAGTAAACCGATTTTTTACCTTTCACAGCTGATTGACCAACAACAGCATCTCGAACCACCATAACTTGTGGCAGTGTGTCAATGTATTGCTGGTGCTGAGATACAATCATTTTAGCGTCCAATATGGTAAGTTTTGCGCTATTTTAACACGTTTTTTAGTTATGTCAAAATATCGCGTTGTTTCAATTCGTCAAGTGTTAAAACCCGACCAGTAAGATCAAGAAAATTCGACAACCTGAGGTTGTTATTTATGAACGCATCACCCCTAGCTTTACCCAAAACATCATAGATAAACTCCTTAGGCTGTCTTCGTAAAAACTGTTCGTAATTCGTATTAGCATCAACTTGACCCTCATAGCTTGCCCGTGTGCTGTCTAGCTGATCTTGACCCTTAACTAGAAATACATAACGGCTTCTGCACCTCCAGTGAGCAGGCAGGCGCGGGTAATCCTTGCGAGAGATCTCCCACCGCTTGCGATCATTAGCGGCACAAAACAGGGTTGTGCGTCTGTCTAGTGTAGCTGAATAAACGCGCCATTGAATAACGTCTGAATTTTCTTGAGCGAAATAATCGGTAGCAGAATTGGCTAAAAAACTCATAGCGGTACGCGCCAATGCTTCGGAATCGCGATTGATCTTGCCGTGCGTTACCGCGTCGAGTGATTCGATGATCTCGGGTGTTGGCTTGCCGTTGATATAGCCTGAGATAATTTGATCTCTGACTAGCTTGCCTTGGCTTGCAATAAGCGATTTCACTTGATCTGACACCGTGCCAGTTGACGCGCCATTGCCAGAATCAAGGGACATGACGGCACGGGTGATATAGTTTAACACCTTGTCTTCTGCTGACATTGCCACGGTATAGCCGTAAGCTGCTGCAATAGACCCATAAAAAGCCGCTTGAAACTCAGCCTCATAAACTGCCGTTGTCTCAAGTTGCATCATGACGTTATCCCATGTTGCACGGACAGGGTTATCAACCGCTTCTGATACAGCTTTAAGCACATCGTCAAGTTGCTTCTTACTTGTGATCAAGCCTTGATCTAGCATGATCAAGCGAATCTCGCGATAGGCTTCGTCCCATGTCCTAAATACCTCATTCTTTAACAATCCAGTGACAAGCCGTTGTAAATTGATGTCGTGCTGTGTAATACGGTCGTAATCTATCATGAAAAACTCACTGCTGATGATGGTTTGCGGATGGGGAAACGCCTGTGAATGAAGTACCCTGCAGAATCAACCCAGTCATCAATGGCGGGGTGATCATTGAATTTTTCAGGTTCCCCACGGTCTGTATAGCCTTGCGTTTCCAATGCGTGCGTTAACTCGGTGCATTTATCGGTATTGACCGCGATGCGATCATGTGCAAATAGCGCGTTAAAACTGTTAATACGGTCTCTCACAAAAGGGTTAAGGCTTGGCGCGTCAACGTGATATCCTGCCTGCCTGATAAGTTCGATGTCAGAATTTGCGGCGTTTGTCCGTTGTGCTGACCCACTGGCATCTGGATAGACAATAACACGACTACCGTTGAAACGCACCAACCGATTGATAAAGTCCTGTGTGTCGTGACTAACAAACTCGTCAACTGCTATAGGGCGATTGTTTTCGATAATCCAAACGGTAGCACAGCTGCCTCCGATATTAAAATCAATCGAAATATGGCAAGGCTCATTTGCTTGAAGTGTTCTGCTTGTGTGGTGTTTTTGGCGATCAAAGAAGTGGTAAACCTTATTTTGTGACAGGCTTACAAATTCGCCATTGATATATAGGTCGGCAAGTATCGGGTCGTAGTTTGATCTGATCTGATCTACATAATCCTCGGGCAGGTAAGGGTTTGATGTCGTGCTTGCCTTGATCAGTGAATAGCCTTTTTTTGCTTCTTTCACCCACTTCTGGTAAACAAACCCATTCACCCCTTGGTCGGGTGTTGTTGGCACTGCAATTGAGTTTTTTCTATATGCGTTTTGACGTGTCCGCTCAGTGATCTTACGCCATACCAGACTAGCTTTTTCTTTTTGTAGCGTATCCAATTCATCAGCAATAGAATGAGCGCACTCGAACGCAATTAGACGCTCTGGTCTATCGTAAGATCTGAAAATAATTGAGCCTTTCAGTTGTGGCACAAAAATTGAAAACTCTGACTTGTTTGTCTTGTACTCAAAACCAAGCGCATTAAGGTCTTCTTCTACTCCAACAATTGCACGCAATCGTAGCAAGTCATAAGTTGGCATTGTGTAAAGCGTGTTAATTCCTTTGCCTGTTTGCTCTATATTCTCGATCATTAAAAGAATCAGGCGAATCGTACTAGCCCTTGACTTCCCTGCACCCAAACCTGCAACCATGGCAGGGAATTGATCTTCGCAAAAAGCAAACCGTTCTTGCGGTTCTGTCAGGTAGACATCAAGAAACGACATTCTCAGTTCCTGCGCGTAAAATGCGGATTGTTTTTGGTTGATCTTGGTTGTTGTTAACTTGAATTGCAGTTTCAGGTTTACCAGAATCATCAAGTGCTTTATTTGCAAGCGCAAGATCTTTGATTTCACTTGCCTTTTCAACAGATGGAATCATGCTCATAATTGCATCATAAAGCGCGTGCTTATTGCGCTCTGACTTCATTGCTGAAATGCCTTTAGAAGCACCAACATCAAAAACAGCCTGTATCTGAGTTTCGGAACATTGTTTCGTAAGTTTCGAAACATTTTCAAAAACGTTCGTAATTGAGTTTGCAGCTTCAATCATGTCTGCATCTTGTTCACTAACGCCGCGCTTTTTGAACTCATTGCTAAGCCTTCCACGAGATATACCATAAGTGGCACACAAGTCTGGTTTAGATGCTCCAGCTTGGTACTCACTTATGATTTTATCCCAATCGTGCTTAAAAGGTCTTCCCATTACTTGCCATCATCCTGCGACTGAATTTCATGCGACAATGCAACCATAGCCGTTGCCAGTGCCTGCCTTAGCGTGCTTGGCAGGATTGCATCATCGCCATCTAAGTATGCTTGAATAACTTTTAACGCTTCACGATAACCCATTTAAGATAACCTCACGAATAAAACCATGATAAGCAGGGTCAATATCCTGCAATTGTTGCTTGATAAACTCGCCTGCCGACATACCAAGACCGAACCGTCTGCGTTCATTATAAGCCCTACTGTATGAGTGAGCAAGTGTATATATTTCGATTGGCACTAAGTGAATTCCTGTCGGTGTTTGAATTTTTAGTGCCAATCGAAATATATACACTTGCTCA